CCGAAAGATCATCCTGATGACCTCAGCCTGTTCCGGATTGATGATCATCTTTCCGTCCTTCATATCATAGCCAAAAGGTGGTGTTCCCTGCTTGTAAGTGCCGTTCTGCATCCTGACATGAATACCCCATTTTTCATTGGTGGAGATGCTCCTCGATTCGTTTTCGGCAAGACTGCTCATCACCGACAGCAGAAACTCGCTTCCCATGGTCTGGGTGTTGATATTTTCCTTTTCAAAGTAGATTCCAACGCCATACCCAAGCAGTTCCCGCGTCATGTTCAGGCAATCGATCTTGTTCCGGCTGAACCTTGATATGCTTTTGGTAAGAATAAAATCAATCTTACCCTGACTGGCATCCTCCAGCATCTTCTTCAGTGCTGTCCGGTTTTCTGTCTTGGTACCACTGATTCCCTCGTCAAAGTACAGGCCGGAAAATTCCCAAGCCGGATTGCTTTTGATATAGTCCTCATAGTGCTTCCGTTGTGCTGTCAAACTTTCTTCCTGTTCAGCAGAGCCTGTTGAAACTCTGCAGTAAGCAGCTACCTTCAGTTTTCTCTTATCGACCTTCTTCAAAGGATCGATCGTAATTATCGTTGCCACTGTCTCGGCCTCCTTTCTGTACGTGACATATTGGCTCTGATAGGCGGTGATATCAACGAAGATCCGGCAATAAAGCGGCATAAATCGGGATATATTTTGCACGAAAGTGATGCTCACATTTGGCATATTCCTTGTCGGTAATATCCCCATTGTCTCTGAGTTCATCAAGAAGTTTGACCGCAAGACGGTAACAATAATCATTGCGGTAGTCATCGAGTGTTCTCTCTGGCGGTGTCATATCAATCGGGAGGTGTCCGCATCCAAGCTCAACAACATTATTCTTTTCATTATCCATACTGCCTCTGTCCTCCTCGTAACTATGGCAGAACTATTCCTGCAATCGTATACGGACACAAAGGCAGCATTTTTGTGTTCAGAGGCGTGGAAGATTAGCTGAAAAAGCTGGAAATGGCAAAAAAATTTCTCAAACTTTTTTAGGGGAACCTGCCATTTTAGAGGCAATAAGGACAGTGAAAGGAGGTACTGATCATGTACCATTGCACAATTCTTGAAGCACTCACTCTGACCATACTGTTATCTAAGACAGGATATTCACTATGGGCGGCAGTACACATTGCCTTTTCACTGCGTAAGGTTTGCAACAGGCTGATCCAAGCTGGATGCATGCCTGACGAAGTGAAATGTGTTATGGAGGAGTTATGACCAACAGAGAATGGTTGGAAAGCCTGTCGGATGACGAGCTGGCGGAGTGGCTGACAAGGCTGCACTGCCATCAGATTTGTCCGGAACTATTCTGCAAAGCATTCTGCAGATTTGTAGGTTCTGAAGACTGTTGTACCAAGACCGATCAGTTTGGTGACATTGCCTGTGAGTACAACATGGAAGACATTCTGTTCTTATGGTTGCAAGCAAAATAAAAAAAGTGCCTATGCATGGCTCATCACCATACATAGGCATTTCTGCGTTTATACTTTCTGAACACTGCTCCATTTGACCGCTGCAGTGACTGTCCCGTTGACTCCGATGACAACCCGATCACCAGTGATTTCCATCACAGTATATGTGTCATACCAGACAGTGAAGCGTCTGCCATCATAGGTCACCGGATGAATAACTTTTACCTGGTCACCGACAGAAAGATTATCACCAGAGGAAGGAGCATTCCCTCCACCAGATACTTTGGTAAGGTTAGCTGCATTAACTGCCGCTGTCACCTGACCGCCGATGCCAATCACAACCCGGTCACCTGACACTTCCATCACGGAGTATTCGTTGTACCAAAGTTTGAAAGGCACTCCATCATAGGTCACTGCATTGGTAACCTGAACAACATCGCCAACGGCAAAGCCGGAACTTTCTGGCTGTGATGGTGCAGGAGAAGGTGCCGATGTAATCTGCACCGGTTTACTTCCCTTTCCATATCCGTTGAATCCACCATTTTTGATGACGGAAGGATAATCCTGATAGGAAATATCCAGATCCACATTGCCATTAATACCGGAAATTCTGCCAGAAGATGAATACTGCCAGATTCCGTATGCTCCGCCATAGGTGCACTTTGAAGCATACTGGGCTACCCAGTGCGTGAAAGACGTGAGTCTGGAGTCATCCATCCTGTCACGGAATCCGGAATAGGTAGATCCATAGATGCCAGCAAAGTATCCTGCCGCCTCAAGTGCCCGACAGAATGCGATCGTTGCTTCTGTAATTCCTGCCTTTGCAGATACAGGCTGTGCTTCGTTATCCATGAAGACCGGATATTCAAGCTGCTTGCCCTTAAGCTGCGCAAGAAACCTCTGGGCGTCAGCTTCACCATCCTCTGCCGATGTGCAGGCAGGTCCTACAAAGTAGTATGCTCCGACAGCAATTCCATTTGCTTTTGCTTCCCGGTAGTTTTCTTCCCATCTGGGGTCCGTATAGAAGCCAGCATCCGATCCGCCCGCCTTGATGATTGCAAACTGGATGCCTGCCGATCTGACCTTCGCCCAGTCAATAGCTCCCTGCCAATGGCTGACGTCAATTCCTCTGAATTCACTCATGTGTTTCTCCTCCTTCATTCCAACAAGAAAAGCCCTCCGGGTTTTGACGCCCGAAGAGCCGTGAATTACAGTGCTCCATTAACGGATGGAGCAGCCGAGATACGAGGATCACCTCCTCTCACGCATCTGTCTTTGTGAGCTGCTTGTAGATCTGGTTTACACCAGTCGCTGCAAGACCGGACACGATGCCGACAGCAAGGGCATTGATGACATCCTTTGCCGGGAAGTCCGGCATCAGGTAAAGTCCTGCAATACCAAGCACCGCACCGACGCATCCGCAGATCACAGGGATTAGCTCGTCCTTTATGGAGCCAGCTGCCTTACAGCCAATACCGACCAGATACGCGATTACCGTGATCGCTGCCACACTTGCAATTCCAAAGTCCATAAATCATTCCTCCTTCTCTTTATTTCTGTCTGCCGTAAGCGGCAGTTCCAGACACTTCTTGTACAGGGACTCCCCCGTACCATTCCCGCCGAGAGCCTTGTATGGCTTGTACAGGTACTCGAGGTTGCTGCGATCTTCGGGAGAGCACCATCCCCGGGTAATAAAAAAGCTGCAGGCCTGATAAATCCGGTCGTGCAGCAGTGCCATCATTCCTTCTTTGATTTCGTCGTTCTCCTGTTTCCGCCGAAGCAGCGCCCGCCACAACCATGTGATGACGGCAATGATCAGAGCGAACAGCTCCTGAATCCAGTAACGTAAGATAAAGTCTATCAACGGTATCACCTCCCTTAATCTTCTACATACACCATGAGGTACTTGTACTTGAGTGTCGCCTGATTGTATGCCATCAGGGTCGTCTCATCATTGGCCACCCCGGAAGCAAACTTGAAATGCCCGATTTGGTCTGCATCTGGGTAGGACGTTGTACCATTGTCTCCGTTATCCACGATGCACTTTCCTGTTGTTGCATAAAACCGAAACCCGTTATAGGTGTCCATGTCGGTCGACAGGGTTCCGTCCGAAAGCTGTACTTCGACAACTTTCAGACGGATATCCGGGTCGCTCTTGGTGAGTGAAGACCGCTTCAGGTGAACAGCGCTGTTTGCCTTATACGTAACGAATCCATTCCCATCATCGACATCCAGCGCAAGCTTCGTTACCGCAGCAACATTCTTGATGTGGTCAAACGAGGGCTTTGTCACTTCTATGACATCTCCGCTGGATCCGCCAGAGCTGGATGTTGGCAGAGTCAGCACCTGCTTGGTTCCCGCCGAGGACCGGATGGTAAGCTTTCCATCACTCAGATCAAACGAGTAGGTGGTATCGGAAAAGACCGCACCTTCCGGTACATCCGCTTTTACGGTATGGCCGTTCACTCTGGCGGCATCGTCGACTATTCCGTCCCCGTCCGAGTCAAATTTCGAGAGCACATCTTCTGCTTTGGTCAGTTGATTTACTGCTTCGCAGAGCCGCTTTATCACCTTGCTTTTCCCTATATAGTTTACCGTCATCTCATGCCTCCTTCAGATCTGTAAGGGTATAGGTCACCTTCATCGAAGTGGCTGAAGTTTTCGTAACAGGAGAAGAAAGGTTGCAGATCGTTCCGATATACGATGACGGAATGGATTTTTTCGGATAACTGTTGTAGTGAAAGCTGAATAAATGCGGACTTTCATAGCCATAGTCCGGAATGGCCACACTGCTTTTCTTTATGAACTGTCCGTCCGGGTAGATCAGCAAACCGTTGCTTGTAATGACGCCGCCGTTATACATGGGGTATAGTCCGCCGACTTCGTACTGCTTGAACTGGTTTAAAAGAACGATGTTTACCGGATTCACCATCTCGACTTTATAGACGCTGTGGTTATCATATCCCCTTACATAGTAGAATCCTCTCGACACGACAGCATCGTTTTTTGCTGTCACGGATGAGAGCTCTATCGTCTGCTCATCGCCTTCCTGCGTGAAACTGAAATCGTTGATCTTATATTTCCTTACAAAAAGAAGTGCGTTGCCGGAGGAATTCTCCATGCCGTAGGTATAGTAATTCTCATATTCGCTGCCATTCCAGCGGGAATTCTCCTTCCGGTTCATACGGATCAGGTACAGATATCCATCCTGCCCGTTTGAAATAACCCAGTTGTCCCAGTTATCCGTGCCGGATAGATTAACGACCTTCTCATCAGGCCCCCAGTATGGGTCTGATACAAGAAGTTTCCAGTCTGGCACTTTTTGCCGGATGATATTGCCGTAACGGTCCGCCTTGTATAAAAATCCCTTATCCTCATCGAAGGCAAGGCCGTATTCGTAGTCCGTCGTGTTTGCGGATTCTCCAGCGTATAGATTCAGGGGATTCTCTCCGGCGGTGTCTCTGGTAAGAGCCAGGGAGGCTATCGTCCCGTTTGCCTGTGAAGTGGAAAAATCCCAGACAGATACATAACCTGTGTCCGTCCTCTTTGTTTCCAGAGCGTTGATGCTTCCTCGCATGGGATCGTCTGTGTTTACAGTTCTCGAGGCATGGCCGATCAGATGAACGTCCATCGGAAAATGCACGTTCTCCGCATTCTCCTCCAGCCTCCCGTCAAAAAGAAAAAGGCCTCCGAGACCCCTTTTGCACGCTGGAAGCATTAAATCCGATAAATTAGCGCCGCAGGAGACGGCATGCCCCATCGCGTAGGTCAGAGCATTTGTCACCATGTTGTCCTGCTCGATCCGCTCGGTAAAACCGCTGTTGTGGTTGTGCAGCTCTATACACACATGTCCTTTCATTACTGTATCATTCCTCCGTATATATTTATTGCGTAAAGTGCCGAGTCATTTTCCAGTACAGCCCTTACCATCAGCTGATTCGATTTTTGCAGGGCGTCCTCCGGGATCTCCCTGATATCTGATTCCGTCATAGCGACATTTTCTTTCCATTCATTCTCAGCGTAGCCCATCCAGTTGGAGCCATTATCGAATGAGATATAAAAAACCGCATTTTTCGAATCTGCTGTAAGGTGCGTTGCGTGGGAGACAGCACAGGTCGTTACTGAAAGACTGGTCTTAAGCGTTGTAGAGCCGGACCCGATCCAGCCGTTGTCCTTTACCTCGCAGGACGTAGTCACTTTGTCGGCATTGGCCCACGGCGCAAAAACCATGACGTCAGAAGTAGGTTCAGCCTTCTCTGCAAAGCCGCCAAAGATCGAAGAGATATTGAACCCGGCCACACGGTCTGCGATAAGGCACGGCGTATCATGAAGAAGGCGGACGTTTGCCATATCTGAAAACCGGTTCATGATCCGGCTGATGATGAGTCGATCCATCACATCCTCTGCCGTGATCTCGCCGTCCCATTCACCGTTTCCTGCCAGTCCCATGCCGCTTACGACCCCGAGAACCCCGTATCTCTCGATCAATAGAGAACCGCCTGTTACGGACAGAACGACATTCCACGTATGAATCGCTGCCTCCACAGCTTCGAGTTCATACCGAAGGCGCAGGATATGCGCTCCGTCCTGAAAGGTTTCCACAGGATGTCTTGTGGTGATCTCCTCACCATTCAGGTAATAAGTGGCTTTGATGACCGCATCATTCTCCGACGTGCTCCCGGAATCTCCATTTTCTGTTGTATCAACCGACAGAAGGATCTCCATGTCGAAGGAGATATGCGTGGTTTTCTGGACCGCAAACTTTACGAACATGACAGAGCCTTCTTTGCCATCAGCTATATTTACCGCCTCGGCGTTCTGGTAGAGCACATAGTGCATGTCGTTATCCGTCTGCGATGAAAGCAGACCGGCAATCGTCTTATCGGATTTACTCTTGGCGGATGCAAGAGAAGGATCCTGTCCCACGCCCTGGATTTCATAGGAGCTGTTGTACTTGAACGTGTATTTCGTGATGCAGAACAGTTTATCCGCATCGCCGATTCCTCCGGGAAAGGAAAGTACATCTCCAAGGTCATAGGCTGGATTTCCGATCATCGTGACTTTGAAAGGCACATAGTCGATCTGCTGAAGTGCTGTAAGGATGGCGCGTCGCTGTTTCTCAAGACTTTCTGCCACTCCGTACTGGAGGAAGGGATTGCTGCCTAGGTTATAGGTGAGTCCGTTATCCTCGTCCATCCCGTAGTAGCTGGTTGTTTTGTCGCTTAGATTTACACAGGAGATGCCGGTGTATCTTGTCTCAAAATCGGAAAAAGAGCCTCCGCTGAACCGATGGCTTGCATCTATGACATCGGTGACATTTTGATGGTAGGCGCAGAACTTTATCCTTCCCGCCCTGTCGCAGGTCACAAAGCACCCGACAGCGGCAGACAGCCACGATAAGTAATCCCGCCAGGTTTCGATGTCATTTTCTGAGTAAAGGGAAAGCGTCTCTGTGCCGTTAGCAAAGTTTGCGAATTCATCTTCTGTGGTAGCAAGAGGCACTTTGCAGCTCTCACAGGCCATCTTCGCCAGATCATACGGCTTTCCAGCGGTCGTTCCTAACGAACAGGTCTTATCGAAAAGCGACAGGTTGTCGTAGGCTTTCAGCACGATGCCGGACTGGGTCCACTGCGCTTCGGAGATGAGATAGACGCCGAGAGGGATATACTCGTATGTGCCGTCCGCGAGCTTTAGTCCGAAAAAGGGCGTGATCTTTTCACCTTTCAGGGAATAACGCTTTAGGTCTATGTTCATAAGGGTAATATCCATCTGTCCGATATAGACCTGCCCGATGGAGATCATCGTATCGTCGGAGCACTGGTTAGTGATCAGACAGGAACCGGCGAGAATGTTCTCGTCGCTGAAGAAAACATCGCCGACGCTTCCCTTCATGGAAAAATGCTGGACCGGCTGCTTCATGGCAGCCTTGTATTTATCGCTTACGGCGTACATGAAGCGCCTCCTTTCCTAATGCCTCACTAGCAACTCTTAAAACTCTTCCAGATCAAAGCTCACCGTGTAGAGCCCATTCGTCCCCTTCGTCTTCTCAGAGTTTTTCTCCGGACCGGTTTTGAAATTTCGTATACGCATCACCCTCGTCTTATAGTCCTGTGTTTTCAGATCATATAACTTCACCGCAATGCTGTCCTTATCCCGGAACTCTGCGAACTTCGCAGCCCATCGGCTGCTGCACTGAAAAGAAGCAGAAACGGAGAGCTTGTCATATCTCGTGACAATGACCTGATCCGTTCCTGCTTCTGTTTGATTTGTACTCTCAATGACGGAATAGCTCTCCTCCCAGCTTTCCGGCGTGAAGAGCTCTGTCTCGTCAAAGTAAATTGGGTA